TGGCCGAGCTGTCGCCCGTGGCGCTGCTGGCCGAGCTGTCGCCCGTGGCGCTGCTGGCCGAGCTGTCGCCCGTGGCGCTGCTGGCCGAGCTGTCGCCCGTGGCGTGTTCGACGTTCTCCGGGGTGCACCGCGCGGTGATCCACGCAATGGTGCGCGTGACGATCTCGGGAATCGTCAGCTCGGCCTTGACGGTGATGCGCGCCGCAGCGACCTTGCTGTCTTCGTCGTGCCGGCTCAGTTCGCCGCTGACTTCGACCAGCGCAAAGCGGCTCTCGCCGGGCTGGTAGTAGGCGAACACGTCGATCGGGTTTTCGCAGGCGTGGAAGCCGGCACTGCAGGCTTTGACCTTGCCTTCATGCTCGTAAGTCTGGCCCATCGCGTACTGAAAGCCGCGGCACTGCCAGTTCATGTCAAAGCCTTTATAGGCCACGACGACGGGCGCCGGCTCTTGGGCCTGGGCGACTTGCCCGGCGACCTCGGGCGCGGCCTTCTTCTTCGCTGCCATCTTGTCTCTCCTGTCCGCTGTGCCCCGGCGGGGCGTCTTGGTCAGCGCATTACGTGTTACGCCCTATGGCGCGAATACGGCGTGGCCTGCATTACTTGTTGCAGAGTCCAGCCGCGACGAATTCGGTATGCAAGCCGGCACTTCGGTATGCCTAGGTGCAGGGCCCAGTCGGTGAGACATCGAACCTGCCCGGCGTGCTCAATGAACCTCGTGGACTTGCGGTTGCGCGCCTGTTCCGCTGCGGTAGCCCACCGGACATTCCCGGGCTCGTATCCGCGCGTCGAGTCGATGCGGTCAAGCGAGTGGAGACGTGACGGCCTTGGGCCTACATCAGCAAGAAACTGATCGAAACTCGACCACGCCTCGCAGACCTTGACCCCGCTTCCGCCGTACCGCTGGAAGTCCGCGCGGGCTGCATTCGTGCACCGCTGACGCATCGAAGACCACGACGCGAAGGCGCTGTTTTTGGTACGCGGCAGTTGCTTGTTGGCTGGCATGGGAGCCATTATCGGCGCGCCGCTATTGCGCGTCAAGCGGCCCGCCGCTATTTTTTTGCGAGCCTAGGTCTAGGGGAAACCCTAAACCATGCGGGAAGGCGCTTATCCGCGCGTTTTGCTGGTTAGGAAGGCCCGCTTCACAGCGTGGGCGTTCTCTAGGATCAGCTTCCTAGCCTCTTCTGGCAGATCGCGCCATAGGAACACAAGCTCATGCTCCTGTATGGCGCTTTCGATGCTGTCTGGGTCGCCGGCCCCGGCAATCAAGAAGTCTGGCGTCGTCCTAAGCGCCTTACATAGACCGGCAACAGTGTCACCGGCCGGCATCTCGGTCTCGTTGCGTTCTATCAAGCTCAGGCTCCCTTGCGAGATGCCCACAAGCGTGGCCAGCTCGACCTGGCTGTAGCCACGTTTCTTGCGGAGGAAGCGCACTCGCTCGCCGATAGTACCCATGCAAGCTATTTGACCCGCACCCCTGATCGGGTGCCTTACACGGATAGCGGCAAGCCGCTTGACAAGAATATAGCGGCGCGCCAATAATGGCGGCATGACCAAAGACGAAGCCATCAAGTGGGCCGGCACTCAGGTGAAGCTGGGCGCTGCGCTAGGTGTGTCGCAGGGAACGGTGGCCGGGTGGGGAGACTACCCGCCACCTCTGCGCCAGTTCCAGATCGAGGCGCTATCGGGTGGGCTTCTGCGCGCAGAGCCCGACTGTGACCCGTTCAGGCCGATAGCCTCGCCAAGCGAGGCCGCATGAACACGATGACTGACGCTCAAGAGCGGGTTTACGAGTTCGTCCGCGACTTCAGGCGCGAACGCAGCTTCCCGCCGACCCGCGCCGAGATTGCGCGAGCCATGGGCTACAAGTCCGCGAACGCCGCCGAAGAGTGCCTGCGGGCGTTGGAGAAGAAGGGCGTCATCCGCATCCATCGCGGCATTGCGCGCGGCTTGGAGATCGTCTGAATGAGCCTCATCAACCGCGCCGACGCTTTGGCACTCAAGCCCGTGCCCGTCAGCTTCGATCCGCCGACCATCGGCCAGACGTGCCACGGTCAGCAGTCCATCAACGGCAAGACGCTCGGGCTGTGCATCTGCTGCGAGCGCATGGGCGGCAGCAGCATCCCGCCGGCCGCTACCGTGCGATCCGGCCTCGCCGAGTGCGTCAACTTTGCGCCCCTTGTCGACGCCGCTTACTACGCGCGCCCAGTCTCCCGCGACGCCAGTGTGTCGGCGGATCAGGGCGGGGTCTGTCTGTTTGAGCACACGGCAACTGTGCCCGCACCTGTAAGACCTGTCAGCCCCCCTGCACTTGGGGGGTGCTCTGTGCGGCAGCAGACAGACGGGGCCGCGTCATGACCACGCTCAGCAACGAGCGCGACCGCACGCACATCGTGCGCAGCGCCACGCCGACCCCGCCGATGGAACTGCTTTACATCAACTGCGGGCACAAGGGCGTTCGCGCTGGCGGCCTGTTCCGGCGCATCAAGGGCGCGGGCGAATTGCCCATGCGCTGCCCAGCATGCGTGAAAGCGAGGCAGCAATGACACACGCGGAACAACTTCTGATCCCGCTGCGCCGCCGCTGGATGACCTGGGGCGACTTGCAGGCCCTGCGCATCAGCAATAGCCCGTGGGCGCGGCTGCTGTGCGAGGGCGGCACCAAGCACCTGCGACCGGGCGAGAAGCTGGCGCGCCGCACGCGCAAGGATGGGTTGATCGAAATGCGCGTTGTGAAGGCATCAATGTGATTGATTTCCCCATGGCTAGGGTAGCTCCCGAAAAGGCGGCGTTCCGGCCCGCCCTGCCGCTGGGGTTCTTGCCGGGTGTGAACGGAACACACATGGGAAAGATGACCTACGGCGAACAGTTGAAGCATCCGAACTGGCAGCGCAAGCGGCTAGAGGTTTTGGAAGGCGCGGGTTTTGAGTGCGAGAACTGCGGCGACAAGGAAAGCACGTTGCATGTGCATCACAGCCGCTACGTGAAGGGCCGGATGGCGTGGGAGTACGAGCAGCACGAGTTGCAGGCGTTGTGCGAGACGTGCCACGCGCAGCACCACGAACACCGAGAGATTCTTGACGATCTGCTTTCTGTTGGCATCAGCAGGCTGCAGATCGCCATAGGGCTTTTGGCAGGCTACGAATCGGCGAACATGAATACGGATGAGCACGAGGCCGCACATGGTTTGCGCATTGGTGGGCTCGCTTTCTACTCCGGCGCAATGGCCGCAATGCTTGAGAACGACCCGGCCGGGGCTGCAGATGCCGTCGCGACCTTCAGGGCTGGCATCTTGAATCCGTCAGAGCAGAACTTGCTTGAGCAGATTCGCGGCGTGTTTGGCCCCGCACGGGATTAAACATGCCCAACCGCATCATCCGAGAAGGCATCCTGAGCAGCGACCGCATCGACCAGCTCGATGCGCCTGCCGAGGTGTTCTATCGCCGGCTGATGAGCAGGGTGGATGACCACGGGCTATTTGACGCCCGCCCGGCCATGCTCCGTGCGTCCCTCTATCCGCTCAGGGTTGACCGAGTGCGTGAGGCCGACATTGCCCGTTGGATCGCTGCGTGCGAGAAGGCCGGCGTGATCGCTCTCTACACATTCGAGTCAAAGCCTTATGGGCAGATGCTGGACACGCGGTGGCAGGCGCGGAGCGAGCCGAAGTACCCGGCGCCACCTTGGGGCGATAGGGCCCCGCAGGCAGTTGCAAACACTTGCGCGCAACTGCAAGCAACTGCGCCCATAGTCGTAGTCGTAGACGTAGTCGAAAACGTAGACGGTAAAGCGCGCAAGCGCGCACCCGCGACCAGGGCTAAGGCAGCGAAGACCGAAATGCCGGCCGACTTTACTGTCAGCGACCGAGTGAAGGCCTGGGCACTGGAATGCGGCTTTGATCGCACTGACGAGCACCTGCACGCATTTGCTCGCAAGTGCGCGGCGAATGGCTACCGCTACGCCGACTGGGATGCGGCTCTCATGGAGGCTATCCGTGAGGACTGGGCCAAGTTGCGCGGCGGGAAGCCTGGCGGCGTGGCGCCACCAGCAGTGAACGCAAGCAGCCTCGCATTGCGGCGAGAGACAGAGGCATTCAACGCCCAGCAAGACGCCCAAGCGCGGAAGCTGGCCGATCCCGAGGAACAAGCGCGCATCGCGGCTGTAATCGCCCGGCGCATCAAGGCGGTGGCATGAACGCTCTGCAAGTCCTGCGCATGAATGGCGCAATGGAAGCCCGCGATCTCGCGCGGCTGGTTGGCCTGCCCGTTGAGGCGGTGTATGTCGAGCTCGTCGCCGCCGAGTCAGCCGGCCAGGCGTGGATCGAGATTCAGCGCGTGCCGTGCGCCCCGTGGTCGATTCGTCGGTGGGTTGCGCTGTGAGCGGCCGTCGACGCGGGCGCCCCACGAAGACCGGGGACGAACTGACGCCGCGCGAGGCTGACACGCTGGCCATCGTGGAGTCCGCTCCTGACGGCATCACGTCCGAGGCTATCGCGCGCATCCTGGGCGTCGGCAAGGCCAGCACGAACACATGGCTTGACGAGCTGCGCCGCCGTGATCTGGTGCACAGCTACTTTCCCGAAGGCGCGAGCATCCGCACGCCGTGGGTGTGGGTAGCGGGACCGGCGAGTACAGGCCCAGTCCTGGCGCCGATGATGTGCCGCGCTTTGCCGTCGATCTTCCACGCGGGGGCTGTATGCGCATAGGCAGCGTCGCATTTCGCGCGTGCATGTATCTGGCGTGCAACCCGAACAAGGAACTGACCGCCGCCGAGGTGGCCGCTCGCTACCACGTCAGCAGCGCGAAGTCTGCGCGCGAGGCCATGGCGGTGGCTGTGCAAAGCGGCTGGCTGGTGAACGCCACTGGCAAGCGAGGGCGCGGGAACATGATCCGCTATGCGCCAGGGCCACGACTGCTCAGGGAGCGCGGGGAGTTGTACGAATGACGCCCGAACGCGAAGCCCTTGCGCAGCGGCTGCTGGCCGCGCATGACGAAGCGGCGGCGGAAGTCCACGTACTCAACGCGATCGAACTGCACGTTCTGACGCTGACTGCCAAAGGCTGCACCCTGACCGAAATCGGCGCGCTGCGCGGTACATCGCCGCGCACGGTCGAAAACCAGCGCGGCAAGGCCTACCGAAAGCTGGGCCTTGGCATGTGTGAAAGCGCCGTGCTGCTGGCAAAGGCGGGGATAGCGTGAGCGAGAAGCGCATCTTTGTCATGGCGCACGCAGAGGCCAAGCGCCGGGCAATGTCTGCGGTGGCTGACGCGCCCGAGGGCTACTGCGTCACCGTCGAGCCACCGAAGCGCAACGGAGAGCAGAACGCGAAGTTTCACGCGATCTGCAGCGACCTTGCCGGCCGCGAGTGGATGGGCAAGCCTCGCACCGCTGCTCAGTGGAAGGTGCTGCTCGTCAGCGGCCACGCAGCGGCCACGAAAAGCGACACCGAAATGGTGCCGGGGCTTGAGGGTGAGTTTGTCAATCTGCGTGAGTCCACGGCGCTGATGAGCGTCAAGCGTAGTTCAAGCCTGATCGAGTACGCGCAGGCGTATCTGTCCGAGGTAGCGGCATGATCGAATACTGGGACTTCTGGCTCTACGGCTATGACGAACCCATCGGCGGCAGCGGCATGGCGACAACGCTGCCCATCGACCCAGAGCGCGACCATGCTGCCGAACTGCGGGCCGTAGTGGCCGAAGTCACCGGCAAGCCGTGCGATGCGCCGCCGAAGCCACGGATGGGGTTCCTGTGAAGCCCAAAACCTGCAACCCAGCAAAGGGCGGCTGCGGCCAGGAGTTCACTCCCGCGCGCCAGCTGCAGAAAGCATGCTCTCCGGAGTGCGCCCGGAACTTCGCCGCCCATGTGAGCTCCAAGGCCGAAGCCCTGAGGATGCGGGAAGACAAGGCGCGCACGCGGGTTGCGCTCGAAGCCTTGAAGACCATCCCGAAGCTGAAGAAGGAAGCGCAACACGCCTTCAACCGCTGGATTCGGCAGCGTGACGCAGCCCAGCCGTGCATTTCCTGTGGGGCGCCACCGCCGGACCTGAGCGGGCTGCACGCCGGCCGGGACGCTGGGCACTACCGCAGCACCGGGAGCGCGGATCACCTTCGATTCAACGAGGACAATTGCCACTCACAGTGCGTCTCATGCAACCAGTGGGGCGCCGGGAAGGCCGTGGAGTACCGCATGGGGCTGCTGAAGCGCATCGGCCTTGAGCGCACGAACGCGCTTGAACTGAACCGCGACTTCATGAAGTGGACCCGCGAAGGGCTGCGGGAAATCCGGGATCGGTATCGGGCGCTTTGGGCGCAGGGGAAGCCATGAACCTAGCCCAGATCGAGCGCACCGTGCAGCAGATGGTCCCGGACGCAAAGAACCTGCGCACCCGCGACTCTGGCGGAAACCTCCACGCGCTGATCTGCGACCTCGACGGCAAAACCAGATCGGTCCAGTTCGACGCCGCCGGAATCTACCCGCCAGACCTCAGTCGCATGTGGGTCGACTGGCCGAAGTCGGATGTCTACATCGCGGCGGAAATTGCTAAGGAACTGAAGAAGTGAGCCAGAAAAGCACCTACAACCGCGAGGATGGCGAAACCATCTGCGCCGCGCTATCCGAGGGGCACTCTCTGCTGTCGATTTGCGAGGCAACCGGGATCAGCTACGAAGCCGCGAGGCGGTGGGAGGAAGACATCCCAGAGCACGCGACGAATGCCACGCGCGCGCGCGCGATTGGGTGCCATGCGCTGGCCGAGCAGGCGCTGCACATCGCCGACACGCCGCAGATCGGCACGATCCGCACGACGAAGGCGGATGGCAGCGTGGAAGAGCGGCAAGAGGACATGACGCAGCATCGAAGGCTGCAGATCGACACGCGAAAGTGGCTGCTGTCTCGGTGGCTCCCGAAGGTCTACGGCGATAAGCTGGCTCTCGGTGGCGCCGACGATCTGCCGCCGATCAAGACGCTGCCGGACGATGCGCTGATTGCGCGGATTGAGGCGCTGCAGGCGAAGCTGGATGGCAAGTCGCGCTGAGCTTGAGGAACTGGCAGCGCTGCTGGAAGAGCAGGCCGCCAGGCTGGCCGCGAACCGCTATCGGACCGTGTTTGACACGCTCTATGGCTGGCAGCGCGACTTCATCCATGCTACGGGCCAGTATTCGCAGTGCTGCCTAGTCGCCGCTAACCGCATTGGAAAAACTTACCTCGGTACCTACGCCGACGCTATCCACGCGCTGGGAGACTATCCCGATGACTGGACAGGGCACCGATTCGACCACGCGCCGCTGATCTGGTGCCTGGGCTACTCCGGGGAGAAGACGCGCGACCTGCTGCAGACGCCGCTTGTCGGTCGCAAGAACGGCGACACGTTCGATGGCGGTCTGATCCCGGCCGGGCGCATCGTCGGCTATGAGTCGATGACTGGCACGCCGAACGCGGTCCGCACGCTGCTGGTGAGGCACAAAAGCGGCGACGTGGCGCGCATTCAGTTCTGGAGCTACAGCCAGGGCCAGCATGCGTTGATGGGCGATGCGGTGGACTGGTTCCACATCGACGAAGAACCGCGCGATCCGGCCATCTTCCCGCAGGTTCTGGTGCGTACCGCATCTGGCGACCGTGGGCGCGGTGGGCGCGGCATCCTGACGTTCACGCCAGAAAACGGGCGCACCGAGCTTGTGATTCAGTTCATGGACAGCCCGAGCCGGGCGCAGTTCTGCATGCAAAAGGGCTGGGATGACGCGCCGCATCTGGACGAATGCGTCAAGGCCGATCTGCTGGCCAGCTTCCCGGCGCATCAGCGCGAGATGCGCACAAAGGGTGTGCCGATGCTTGGGCACGGTCGAATCTATGACATCGCGGAAGAGGATGTGACGTGCGCTCCGTTCCCGATCCCGCCGCACTTCCGCGTGATCAACGGCATGGACTTCGGCTTTGACCATCCGCAGGCCCAAGTGCAGCTTGTGGAGGATGCCGACGCCGGATGCTTCTACGTCACGAAGGCATGGAAGAAGGCCCGCGTCAGCCCCATCGAGGCGTGGGGCGCCACGAAGACATGGGCGGCCGGGGCTCCTACTGCCTGGCCGCTGGATGGGCTGCAGACCGAGAAGGGCAGCGGCAAGCAGCAGAAAGCCTACTACGCGGAGGCTGGGTTCAAGCTGCTGCCGGCGCACGCGACATGGCCGGATGGGTCCAACGGCGTAGAGGCTGGATTGTTCGAGATTCGCGACCTGATGCTGAAGGGCCGATTCAAGGTCTTCTCCGGCTTGCGCGATCTGCTGGATGAGTTCCTGCAGTACCACCGTGACGACAAAGGGCACATCGAGAAGGTGCGCGACGACTGCCTAGACGCTGTTCGGTACGCCTACATGATGCGCAGGTTCGCAATCCCCATGGGAGAGGTGACGAGCGGGCCGAAGCCAATCGAGCAGCCTATCCCGATGGCAAGCGCATGGCGCAGGTAGCCCAAAGCCAGCGCGGCGGTTAAACTCGCGCCACGACCGGCGCAACGCCGGCCCGCTGAGCTATCGCGCCGCCAGCAGCGCATCACACCCGCAAGGGGAGATGACGCATGGCCCGCCAAAGCAACTCCGACCAACTGGCAGAAATCCACCGACAGGCGCTCGAAGAGTTTGACCGCGTGTGGGCGGCCCAGCGTGGCGAGCGGCTGCAAGCGTTGGAAGATCGTCGCTTCTATTCGATCAGCGGCGCACAGTGGGAAGGAGCGCTGGGTGAGCAGTTCGAGAATAAGCCGCGCTTCGAGTTCAACCGCGTCCACCTGGCAGTCATCCGCGTCGTCAACGAGTACCGGAACAACCGCATCACGGTCGACTTCACGCCGCGCGACGGCTCGCCAGACGAAGACGACCTGGCCGATACCTGCGACGGATTGCACCGCGCCGACGAACGCGCGTGCAGCGCGAATGAGGCCTATGACACGGCGTACGAAGAAGGCGTGTCGGGCGGCATGGGCGCGTGGCGCCTGCGGGCGGTGTACGAGGACGAAGACGACGACGAAGACGACCGGCAGCGGATCGCAATCGAGCCGATCTTTGATGCCGATTCGTGCGTTTTCTTCAACCTGGACGCCAAGCGCCAGGACAAGAGCGACGCCAAGCGCTGCTGGGTGCTGACACCGTACACGCACGACGCCTTCAAGGATGAATTCGGCCACGATCCGGCCGACTGGCCGAAGGAAACGCTGAGCGGACGGACATTCGATTGGATCACGCCGGATATCGTGTGGGTGTGCGAGCACTACCGCATCGAAGAGCGGCACGAGCTTGTCCACTTCTTCAAGGGCCTGGACGACAGCGAAATGCGGGTGTCGGCGGCCGAGTTGAAGGAAGACCCGGCCATGCTCTCGCAACTGCTGGCCACTGGCTTTCGCATGGTGCGCGAGAAGCGGCTTTCCCGCCATGTGGTGCGCAAGTACCTGTTGAGCGGCTCCCAGGTCGAAGATGATTGCGGCCCGGTGCCTGGCAAGTACATCCCGATCATCCCGTTTTTCGGCAAGCGCTGGGTGGTTGATGGCGTGGAGCGCTTCATGGGCCATGTTCGGCTTGCGAAGGACGCGCAGCGGCTGTCCAACATGCTGATGTCGTGGCTGGCCGAGATGGCGGCGCGATTCGACATCGAAAAGCCCATCCTCACGCCGCAGCAGATCGCAGGCTACGCGACGCTGTGGGCAGAGGACAACGTCGAGAAATACCCGTACCTGCTCATCAACCCGGTGACGGACGCGACAGGCGCCCAGGTCAACGCCGGCCCGGTCGGCTACACCCGCGCGCCGAACATCCCGCCTGCGATGGCGGCTCTCGCGCAGCTTGCCGAGCAGGCGCTGCAGGACTTGCTGGGAAATCAGCAGGCCGGCGAGGAACTGCAGCCGAACATCAGCGGCAAGGCGGTGGAGTTGATCCAGACACGCCTGGACATGCAGGTCTTCATTTACATGTCCAACTTCGCCAAGGCCATGAAGCGTAGCGGAGAGGTGTGGCTTGCCATGAAGCGCGAGATCACGGTCGAAGAGTCGCGCCGCATGAAGGTGATCGCGTCGGACGGCAAGCCTGGCAGTGTGCTGGTGAACGAGCCGGCCTATGACCCAGAGAAGGGCGCGACCATCGTGAAGAACGACATCACGAAAGCCACGTTCGAGGTGGATGTCGATGTCGGCCCGACCAGCAGCAGCAAGCGTGCGGCCACCGTGCGCGCACTCACCGGCCTGCAGACGATCACGGACGATCCCGAGACGAAGCAAGCACTGACGCTGGCCACCGTCGCCAACATCGAGGGCGAGGGCTTGGGCGACCTGAACGACTGGGCGCGCATGAAGGCGATTCGACTCGGTACGGTCAAGCCGAACGAGGAAGAGAAGGCGCAGATGCAGCAAGAGGCCGCGAACGCCAAGCCGAATGCACAAGACCAGTACCTGCAGGCCGCTGCAGAGCAGGCCACGGCAGATGCAGCCCTGAAGCGCGCCGGCACGGTCGAGAAGGTGGCAAGCGCCGATCTCAAGAAGGCGCAGACGGCCGAGACATGGGCAAAGGCACTGGGCGAGAAGCAAGCGCAGGAGATCGCCAGCTTCGACACGCTGCGCGGGTTACTGGCGCCTCCTCCTGTCCAGCCGATGCAGTAGCTAGCGACTATCACAAATGTCCAGGCGATAGCTCGAAAGTCTATAGGGATTGCAGACGCGATAGTTTCCCGCTATGCTCGCGGCATGCGGCGCCCCCGGCCGCCCGACACGGGGAGTTGAAAGGCTCGTTACATGGCTGACCCGACCGCCGATCCGACAGTTGACGACGATCTGACCGAGGAAGATCAAACGGCAGCGTCTGCCGTTGAAGTCGACACCGACGCGCCGACTGACGAAACGGAAGGTGAGCCGGCTGCGGTGGTGGAAGCCGAAGATGATGAACTCGTCATCACGCTCGGCGACGAACCGGCGCCAGAGCATGACGCGGTGGAGGAAACCCCCGTCATTCGGCAGATTCGCCAGAAGAACCGCGAGCTTGTTCAGGCCCTGCGCAACACCGAAGCCGAACTGCGGCGCGTGAAGACGGCGCCGGTTCAGGCCGCCGAGCCGGAAGACCCCGGCCCGCTGCCGAAGATCAGCGACTTCGATTTCGACGAAGACAAGCACCAAGAAGCGGTGTCTGCCTGGACCGCCAAGAAGTCCGCCGCCGACGCGCGCAAGGCGCAGCGTCAGGAGGCCGAGCAGGAGGGCCAGCGGCAGTGGCTGAAGCGCGTCGCGGGGTACGAATCCGCGAAGAAGGCGCTCAAGGTGCCGAACTTCTCCGATGCCGAAGACAACGTGCTGCAGGCGCTGTCCGTCACGCAGCAAGGGCTGCTGCTGAAGGTCAAGGAGCCCGAGAAGCTGGTCTACGCGCTGGGCATGAGTCCGAAGCGGCTGCAGACCCTGGCGGCCATCGCCGATCCGATCGATTTCGTTTACGCCGTTGGCGAACTTCGGCAGGAGATGAAAGTGCAGCCACGCAAGAAGCCCCCGGTCCCAGAGCGAGTGCCGAGCCGTGGCGGTGTGACCGGGTACAGCGCAATGGACAGCACCCTTGAAAAACTCCGCGCCGACGCTGAGAAAACTGGAGATTACACAAAAGTTCGGGCCTACAAGGAAAACTTGAATGCCAAGAAAGCAGCGTAATCGTTGCCGCGCGGCGCCCGATAAGCGCCAGTGTCGCCCGCTTAAGGGTAGTGCCTTTGGCCACCGTCCGGCCTTAAACGGATGAGGAAAGCCAGCGCGGGAAACCGCATAGCCCAACTTATTTCATTTGAGGTTTACACATCATGGCCAACGCATTTAACAAGGAAGAGCGGGTCGCGTTCGAGGACATCCTTGGAGGCTTCAACGATCAACTGGTGCTGAGCAAGGCGGCGAACGTCTACCGCACCGATTCGGCGTCGATGGAGCGATCCAACGACACCATCTGGCGTCCGATGCCGTACATCCTGCGCAGCCAGGACCGCACGCTCGGCACTGCCGTGACGCCGGCCGATGGCACGCAGCTTTCGGTGCCCGCCACGCTGGGATTCAAGAAGAACGTACCGTGGACGCTGAATGCGGCCGAACTGCGCGAAACGCTGCGCGAAGGCGGGCTCGGCAAGGCGGCTTATCAGCGCCTGGCAACCGACATCAACCTCGCAGCGATGGACGTGGCCTCGAATCAGGGCACGCTGGTGGTGGCGCGTACCAACGCTGCCGGCACCTACGACGACGTGGCGCAGGCTGACTCGCTGATGAACGAAATCGGCGTGGACACCAGCGACCGGCATCTGTTCCTGTCTAGCCGCGACTACAACGGCATGGCGAGCAACCTGGCTGTTGCAACCCGCTCGATGGGCAACCCGAAGTCGGATCAAGCCTACGAGCGCGGCCTGGTGGGCATGGTGTCCGGCTTCGAGACGCACAAGCTGGACTACAACAACCGCATCGCCGCGACCACGGCAACGGTGACCATCGCCACCAACGGCGCCCAGGTTCGCTTCGTGCCGCGGGCCACCAGCACCAGCGTCGGCGGCCAGATCAACGTGGACAACCGATACCAGCAGGTGACGGTGAGCACCACGACCGGCGTGACGGCCGGCGCGGCCTTCACGGTGGCGGGCCTCAGTTCGGTTCACCTGATCTCCAAGCGTTCGACGGGCCAGCCCAAGACGTTCCGTGTCATCAGCATCGACAGCGGCACGACCATGACGATCAGCCCGCCGATGATCGGCGCCAACTCGTCGCCCACGGCTGCAGAGCTTCAGTACAAGAACATCGAAGTTGACAGCACCAGTGCTACCGCCTCGATCACTTGGCTGTCGGTGGACGCGGCGAACATCAACCCGTTCTTCCACAAGAGCGCGTTGGAAATCCTGCCGGGCCGCTACAGCCTGCCGGACGGCGCCGGGGTGGACATCCTGCGCGGCACGACCGATCAGGGTTTCGAGGTGGTGATGGGCAAGAAGTTCGACAACTCGACCTTCTTGACCCTCTACACCCTGGACGTGATGTTTGGTGTGGCGATGGTGCAGCCTGAGATGGCCGGCATCCTGCTGTTCTCGCAAGTGCCGTAATGGTCGGGGGGCTTCGGCTTCCCATCTTTTTGGAGAGCGGCAAATGCCGATCATGTATCGCTGCCCCGGAGAGCTTCGCCATGTCACGCGAGGCTTTCTCTATGACCAGCGCGAGTTTTCAGACGCACAGGCGGCGCGTGCTGATGGCTGGTCGGAGACGCTGGAAGAGGCGGCGTGCCTTGCGCCGCCTCCTGCCGCATCTGACGGCCCAAGCGATGCCGCGCCTGCTGAAGCGCCGGCATCCATCGCAAAGCGCCCGTACAACAGGAAGCCGCGCCCGTGAGCTGGACGAAGGCCGAACTCATCGCAGAGGCTTTCGGCGAGCTTGCAATTGCAGGCTATGACTTCGACCTGACGCCGGAAGAGAAGCAAGCTGCGCTGCGCCGCATGGATGCGATGGTCGCAAGCTGGGAAGCGCGCGGTGTACGGCTGGGCTACAAGTTGCCGGCCAGCCCGAGCACTTCGAGCGTGAACGATGCAGCAGGCATTCAGGATCGCGCGGCTGAAGCCGTGTATATGAACCTCGCCGTCAATCTGGCGGCCGGAAAGGGCAAGACCCTGACCGCTGCCACGCTGGCTGCTGCAAAAGCCGCCTATGACGTGCTGCTGTACGCCGCTGCAAAGCCGCAACGGCAGCAGCTTCGCGGCGGCATGCCGTTGGGGGCTGGGAGCGCATTCGTCGGGGTCTTCACTTCGACGCCGACACATGAACCGCTGGGCGTGTCGCCCGGTGGCGACCTGACCATTGCATCGGAGTAGCGCGCATGCTGCAGAACCTGAGCCAAGGCACGCTGACGCTCGCGTCACAAGTGCCGTTCTATGACACGACGAACGGGGCAGACCGCCGCGCGTCAATGGCTGATCTGGCCGCGCTGGTGCTCGCGCAGTCGTCGTCTGGCGATGGCTTCATCACGCAGTACGAAAGCCCGACCGCCACAGGCTTTTCCGTCACGGTGTCGCCGTTCGTGGCTGGCGGCAGCGTGTTCCTGCTCATCACGCCGGCCGCCGACTACGCGAGCGGCACGGTTGTCCTGCCGGCTGGTGCGGTGCATGGGCAGAAAGTGCAGGTTCACAGCACGCAGAGCGTCGCCGCGCTGACGGTGAGCGGCAACGGCGCGGCTGCTGTGAGCGGTGCGCCGACCGCGCTGACGGACGGCAGTTTTTTCACCATGCGTTACGACGGCGTTACGCGCGGCTGGTATCGAGTGGCCTAGCCATGGAGGTGAGTGAATGAACGATGTCGGAGCGAGCCTGAAATTGCGCATGAGCGGCACCCTGGTTTGCAAGGGCAAAGATGGCCAAGTGCTGAAAGAAATCCCATTCAGTGGCGATGTGACGCCGAAAGACTTGGGCCTGACTGAAGAGCAGGCCCGCCAACTTGCACAAGGAGTGAAGAATGACGACCTGGGCCAATGAATGCCGCAAGGCTGCGCTGGACGCCATCACCGGCCTGGTGACGAACGTCCGGCTTGACACGGCTGGCGATGCCGAAATCGCGGTGCTGCCAATCTCGTGGGGTGCCGCGACCACAGCAAACCCGAGCGTGGCAGTCGGCACGGTCACGGCCGACGCCACGCCAGACGACAACACCACGATCACGAAGTTCATCTTCCGCACAGCCGGCAATGCGACGCGCATCAACGGCAGCGTCGGCGTGGGCTCGGGTGATTGGCAGGTGTCGGACAACGTGGTGCCGACAGGGACCACGGAAGTCGGCATTCCCGGCGGCATCAGCCTGAGCCTGACCTTGTCGTGACCCGCTTTCGCCTCGCCCGGCCGCTGCGGCTTGCTGTTGCGGCCGGCGTGGGTGTGAGCGGAGATATCAGCGCATCGTCGTCGTCGCTACCTGCGTGGCTCAGTGGCGCAGCCGTGGCCCAGTGGGTGCAGATCGCGGGCACGACGCCCAGCGGCACATCCGGCCTTGCGCCGACTCCGACCCCGCCCGGCACTGGCGGCGCTGCAGAGGTGGTCGACTCATGGGGCGGCGCGGCCATGCGCCCGAGCGGCTCCGAGTTCTACCTGCACGGTGGCGGGCACGGCGACTATGCCGGGAACGAGATTTACCGGATTCGGCTGGCCGATGACGCGCCAGCCTGGATGCGTGCTTGGGGGCCGACTCCGAACGCTGACATTTCCTCCGGCGTGGACTACTACGCTGACGGCAACCCGGGACCGACGCACACCTATTACTGCCTGAACTGGGACGTTGAAAACGACCGTCTGTTGCGCAGCGCAGGAGGCCAGTACATCACATCCGGCGTGAATACGCGCTTCGATTCGTGGCCTCGCAACGCGGCGAACTGGAACCCTTCAGGCACGCACCCGAGCAACCCGGTCGCCGCGAATTCAGGCGCCGGCCACGCGCGCCATCCGACAACGGGGAACCTCTACGTCTGGTATGCCGGCACGCGCTCAGTGTGGCAGGCGTCATCGAACACCTGGATCTTCAGCGACATCTTCAGTTCGGTGCAGGCGTATGAGGGGGCCATTCAGGTCGACCCGGTGCGCAATTGCGTGTGGGCCATCGGCGGCTATTCCGGCGTGTCTGGGTTCGTGCGCAAGTGGGACATTGCCACCAACGCGCTGAGTTCGGTCGCTGTCACTGGAGCGTCGTCAGGAATCTGCTCGGGCAACAACGGCCTTGCGATGGGCTACGTCGCCGACCTCGACAAGTTCTACGTGATGCTGGCCGACACGACGGTTCATGTGTTCGACCCGGCCGCGCTGACCATCACGCCGCTGACGACATCGGGCACGGCGCCTGGGACCGGTCCGTCCTACGGCAACGATAACGGACTCTGGAGCCGGTTCCAGTTCGCGCCCGAGCTTGGCGGATTCGCGCATCTGCCGGCCTGGGGTGCGCCTACGTTCTTTCTGCGGGTGATCTGACATGGCGTTTGCCGCCCCAACCAACCTAACGAACGGCGAGAACACCGGATTCCCAAATCCTAACGGGACGACGGCCAGCATCTCGCCTACAGCCAACAGGCTGATCCTTGTCTGGATTTCGACCTTCGGCACGGCGAACACGCCGACCAGCGTTTCGGGCAACGGGATCACCTACACGCACGTTCTGTCGACGGTCGACTATGACAACGGATTCGGGCCGACCGCATTCCACCTGTTCCGTGGCATGTCGGCATCGCCATCTAGCGGCGCCATCAGCATCACCGGCGCGGCCAGCACTTCATACATCAACTGGCTGGTCCAGGAAGTCGGCGACGTTGACACCACCGGCACCAACGGTTCCGGCGCAGTCGTTCAGAGCGAGCGGCAGGCCAACGGGTCGCCGACGACCTCGATCAGCATCACTCTGGCCGCCTTCTCTGACGCTGGGAACGGCGTGATCTGCGGCATCCACACCTACGACTCCGCCACGCGCACAGTGGGCTCTGGGTTCACTTCCAGCTTCAGTTCGTCGGGCCGGCCATCAGCCGAATACCGCACGGACAACGACACTACGGCCGACTGGACGTTCACGCCGACCACGCGCGCCGGCTCAATTGCTCTGGAAATCAAGCCTGGGACTGGCGGCGGTGGCACGACATTCGACGTTGTGCAGACTGCCCCTGTCGGGGCTGCTGTAGCGGTAGCAATTTCCGGGGGCTTCGCTTGGAAGGTGCCGTTCAACGTCGCGCAGACTGCCGCCATCGGTGCGGCTGTTGCGGTGGGGATCAGCGGGGAATTCGCGTATTCCAGCACGATCCTGAGCCTAGCGCAGACTGCCCCAATCAGCGCGGCGGCGGCTGTCGGGATCAGCGGCGAGTTTGCATATATGGCCGGCAGCACCTTCGACCTGACGCCGCCCATAGAAATGAGCGCAGCGGCGGCTGTCGGCATATCTGGCAACTTCCAGTTCTCGGACACAACCTTGTCCTTGGTGCAAACGGCGTCTATTGGCGCCGCTGCATCTGTGGAGATTGCCGGCCAGTTCCTGTTCAGCGTTCAGTTCGATGCTGTTCAAACGGCACCGATAGGCGCGGCAGTTGCTGTGGCCTTTTCGGGCGACTTCGGTTTCGGCCAGGGTTTTAGCCTTGCGCAGACGGCCCCTGTTAGCGGCGCGCTTGCCGTCACGTTCAGCGGCGACTTCGCCTACTCCGACGAGCCGCCCCCAGACCCGACGTTCACACCTGGCGTGCCGCGTCTTGCCTTCCTGCAGCGCACGGGGGAATTGTTCCCGCTGGTGCTAGACGCTGGCGGCATCCCCTACGCATTCACCCGGTCCAACGGCGCGCAAGTCCCACTTCGCCCGCTGGATAGCGTGAGCCTCGGCCTGGCAATCACGGAGGTGGGCGAGATGCTCATCATCATCTGACATGGCGCAAATCCCCATCCTTCAGGGCATCTACGCCACGGACGGCCCGGACTTTCGGCCTTCCTACCCGCGCAACTTGCTGCCCACGCTGACGGCGCAAGGGGTCAGCAACGGGTATCTGCGTCCGGCTCCTGGGCTGGTCAGCATCGGGACTGGTCCAGGTGCACCGCGCGGCGCCATCGTGTGGAATGGCAGGCTGTATCGCGTCATGGGGACGAAGCTGTGCGAGCAGTCTGCGTCGGGCGCAATCACGGTGCTGGCCGATGTCGGAGCCGGTGGCCAGTGCTCGATGGACTACGGCTATGACAGGCTCGCCATCGCATCGGGTGGCAGGCTCTTCTATTGGAGCGGTTCGGCTCTTACCGAGGTGACTGATGCCGATCTAGGCCATGCGCTTGATGTGGTGTGGATTTCCGGCTACTACGCGACGACTGATGGCGTCAACATCATCGCCACAGACCTGAACGACCCGACCTCGATCAACCCGCTGCGCTATGGCGCGTCCGAGTTCGACCCGGACCCCATCATGGCGGTGGAAGAACTTCGCAACGAGCTTGTCGCGCTGAACCGCTACACCATCGAGCCATTCCAGAACGTCGGCGGCAATGGCTTCCCGTTCCAGCGCATCGACGGCGGCCAGGTGCAGCGCGGGGTGATCGGGACGCACGCTTACTGCAAGTTTCTGGAGACTCTGGCCTTTGTCGGCTCAGGTCGGAATGAGGCCCCCGGCGTGTTCCTGATGACGCCGGGCGACACGCAGCGCATTTCTACGCCGGGCGTCGAAACCATCCTGCGGAACTACACCGAGGCGCAGCTATCGCAAGCGGTAGTTGAGGCTCGCGTGCATCAGGCGACAAGCCAGATTCTGGTGCATCTTCCGGACCGCACGCTGGTATTCGACTCCGCCGCGACGAAAGTGCTAGGTGAGCCGGTGTGGTTCGACCTGACGAGCAGCGTCGCAGGCCTGGGCCAGTACCGGGCTCGGGACATCATCTGGCACGCCGATCAATGGACTGCAGCAGACCCGACAGGGACCGGCGTGGCCCGGCTCTCGGACGATGTGTCTTCGCACTATGGCGCGGTGAACGGGTGGGAGTTCGATACCGTGGCCGTGTACAACGAAGGGCGCGGCGCCATCGTTCACGAACTGGAGCTTGTAGCGCTGACGGGCCGCGTGAACCTCGCGGCGCGGCCTGTGATCTGGGCCAGCTACTCGCATGACGGCGTGACGTTCAGCCAGGAGCGGCCGACACTGGCGGGCCTGCGCGGGGATCGTGGCAAGCGCATCGCATGGCGCACGATGGGAACGCTGTCGCATTGGCGCGTGATGCGGTTCCGTGGCACCAGTGATGCGCACATCAGCATGGCGCGGCTCGAAGCGCAACTGGAGCCGCTCAATGCGTAACCCGCTGACGCGCGACCGGCTGCGTGCGTTCCTGGGTGGGCGCGAGGACATCATCCGCGCCTTCGAGGAAATCGCCCAGGTTGCCGACGTTGCGCCTGACGGCATAGCTGAGGCGCAGGCGCTGTCGGCGCTGAACGCCGAGTCTGTGTCGCAGGCAAAGGCCGATGTCGCACGTCTGACGCGCGCCGTCGAAGCGCTCACGCTGGCGGTGCTGTTGGATCGCAATGGCACTGCGCAGATGTCGGCACTGACGCGCCGCGTCGAAGACCTCGAATCGCGGCTGCTGGCCGCACCGTAACCGGAGAATCATCATGGCTCTGACCATCGCGCAACTGTTCACCCCGGTCGTGCTGCCGTCTTCTGTCGGCGTGCTGTACACCGTGCCCGCGTCACCATCGACCTACGTCCTGAAGAACGGCAGGGTCCGGCTGACGAACACCACGGCGGGCGCGGTGACTGCCACCCTGTACGCCGATGCCTCGGCCACGGCGAGCAGCGCGGCCAACTGCTTTTTGTTCGGCGTGAGTCTGGCGGCGGGGACTTCGCTGGATGTCGACCTCCCGACCATGCGCGCGGGCGACACGCTGCGCGGTTTGGCCAGCGCTGGGGCGAGCATCACCATGCATGAGGCTGGCGGAGTCCTGTACAGCTAGCACAGTAGGGCGCGCGCCCCTTACAATGCGCGCACTCGACCCGCCGACTGTGCGGGTCCGCTGAGTCCCAAGAGCCGCCAGCAGCTCACCGAACCCCGCAAGGGAGACGAGTGATGCGCGCGATGGTTGACCAGCGAAACGAGCCCTGAGCATGGCGACGAATCCCATGCAGTACGGGCTTGATCCCCGGCTTGCGAACTTCATCGACCCGATGAACTCGGCGTACTTCGGTACTGCCGGCAACGGAGAGCAAACGCAGTCGCTGGGAGATGGTCGCGGGAACGTTGTTCACTGGGGCCAGCTTGCCGGCCTGGGCTATGACACGTCGAGCTTTTACGGCAGCAACGGCGACAACGAATCCCCGACGATGGGCGTCACGAACCCGGATGCGGCTCAGCAGTGGCTGCAGTCGCAAGGGCTGCAGATCGCGAATCAGCAACTCGGTGACGGCCGGTTCGCGAACTACCTCGTCAATGCGCAGGGTCAGGTTGTGGGCGAGCCATTCATCGGCACGCAGAACGATCCGAATTTCTGGGGCGCTGCGCAGCTTGCAGGCGCCGCTGTCACGGCCGGTGTCGCCAGTGGCTACCTAGGTGGCGGTGCTGCGGCCGGGGCTGCAGGCAGTGGCGGAATCCCGCTGACGGCGGCAGAGGCCGGATATGGCAGCTTCCCGGCGGGTATGGAAGGATGGGGCGGCCTGCAAGTCTCTAGCGCTGGCGCTGGTAGCGCTGGTACGGCGGGCACGGTCGGCGGCGGGCTGAGTGTCGGCGGTGGTGCTGGTGCTGGCCTGTATGCGCCGGCCGGGTACGCTGCAGGCGGGACGGCTGCAGGCGCTGGTGCGGCTGGGGCTGCCGGTGGCCTCTTCGGCGGCGCATCGGCTGCGGCGCCGTGGCTTGCCGGCGCCAACGCACTGACCGGCATCATCGGTGCTGCCACGCAGGGCAACGCGGCACAGAACGCATCGGCGGCGCAGCAGGCGGCGGCGCAGGCCGGCATCACGCAGCAAAACAATTCGCTGCAGACGCTGCAGACGCAACTCGCGCCGTACACCGCAGCAGGCCCGAAAGCGCTTGCCGGTCAGATGGACTTGGCTGGGCTCAATGGCCCGCAGGCGCAGGCCGCAGCCATCGCCGCGCTGCGGGAGTCTCCGCAGTTCACGGCACAGCAGCAGATGGGCGAGGAGCGGATTCTCGCGAACGCTTCCGCGACTGGCGGGCTGCGTGGCGGCAACGTGCAGGCCGCGCTCGGGCAGTTCAGCCCGGCGCTGCTGGCGTCGACCATCAACGACCAGTACAGCCGACTGGGCGGCCTGACGCAGATCGGACAGAACTCGGCGGCCGGCGTCGGCACTGCCACGATCAACACCGGCAACAACATCGCGAACCTCCTGCAGCAGCAGGGCGCGGCGCAGGCTGGCGGTGCGCTGTCGCAAGGGCAGCAGCAGTCCGGCTATTGGGGCGCCATATCCAACGCCATCGGCATGTATGTCGGCCTAAAGGGGGGCTTTTGATGGGGCCGATCAACTACAGCCTAGGCGGCTCTGTGGACCCTTCGCAAAGCCTCATGCAAGGCTTCGGCCAGGGCATGCAGTTGAACCAGATTCAGATGCAGCGCCAGGCGCAGGCAGCAGCGCAGCAGCAGGCGCAAGCGATGCAGATGGAACTGACGCAGCTTGCCGCGAACCCGCGCGCCACCAGTGCCGACTACGCGCGCACGATGACGCGCTATCCGCAGCTTTCCGAGCAACTCAAGCGGGCATCCGACACGTTGAACGCCGATCAGCAGCAGCAGGCGCTGTCGCACAGTTCGCAGGTGTTTGCGGCGCTGCGCAGTGGGCGCGGCGATCTGGCGGCCAACATCCTGACCGAGCGCGCCGACCTCATGGAAAGCAGCGGCCAGGGCGAGCAGGCGCAGCAGGCCCGGTCGCTGGCCGAACTGGCGAAGACGCAGCCGCAGATGGCGCTGGCCGCGCTGGCGCCGCTGATTGCATCGCTGCCTGGTGGCGACAAAGTGCTCGACGGCGTGGCGAAGTATGGCGGCGAGGTGCGGGCCGAGGCCAAAGCGCCGGCCGAACTGCGCACGGCTGAGGCTGGTGCTAGCACAGCAGAAAGCCAGGCTAAAACGGCAGCAGTCACGGCGAAGTACGCCGACAGTCAAGCGCTGGCCGACCTCGAGACGAAGGGATGGAACGTCAAGGCGCTGCAGGCTGATATCGAATTCAAGCGGCAGTCCACGCGCATCGCGGCCATGAATGCGGCGCTGGCGCGCGAGGGCAACGACCTGAAGCGCGAGGAACTGCGCATGAAACTGGACGATGCCAAGCGCACGCGGGACGACAAGGTGCGCGAGAAAGTGGCGACGGCTGAGGCCGGGGCCTCGGCTATCGACAACATGCTGAACACCATCGAGCGGATCAAGAAGTCTCCTGGCTTGCGCGATGTCGTCGGCAGCTTCGAGGGGTCGGACCTTTACCCGACGCAGGCTATGGCAGTCGTCGGTGCCGGAAATCCATACAGCAGCAGCGGCGACGACCGCGCCGACGCCATCGCGCTTGTCGAAACGCTGGGGTCTCAAGCCTTCCTGGCGCAGATTCCAAGCATCAAGGGCATGGGTGCGCTGTCCAACGCTGAAGGCGACAAGCTGCAAGCCGCGCTGCAGAACCTGAAGCGCAAGCAGTCAGAAAAGCAGTTCGACGCCAACCTTGCCGAAGCTGCGCGCATCTTGACCAAGGGGCGCGAGTCGCTGGCTCGCAGTACGGGTGTGCCGCTCGGCAGTCCCGACACGCCCGCAGCGCCTAGCGCCCGCCCGCCGCTCGAATCCTTCATGCGCTGAGCCATGTTCGACGTTCAAAGCGCCAAGAAGGCCGGATACACCGACGCGGAGATTGCGGCGCATCTTGCGGCGCAGTTCAACTTCGACCTGAAGGGCGCGAAGTCTGCCGGCTATACCGATGGCGAGGTCGTGGCGCAACTGTCGCAAAAGGCCGTGATCCCCGGCACGCCGACGCAGCCCGCGCCCGCTGCCGGCCCTTCCATCGGTCAGCGCATCGTCGGTGCTGGCGAGGCTGGGTTTTCGCTGGCGACTGGCATGGTCGGCGGGGCTGTCGGCATGGTCGGCGGCACGGTTGGTGCCACGGCAGCGGCGATTCTGGATGGCAGCTTCGGCACCAAGGAAGCGGCCGACATGATCGAGCAGGCCGCCGCTGAAGGTGCGCAGTCGCTGACGTATCAGCCGCGCACAGAGTCGGGCCAGTCTCAGGCTGGCGTGGTTGGCCAGGCGATGCAGAACCTGATTCCGCTTGCTGGGCTTGCGCCGCAGATGGCGATGATGGGGCGGGCTGCTGGGCCTGCTGCCGCTGCGGCGACTGACGCGGCGCGTGCTGGCGTCTCGCGTGGCGCGCAGGTTGCCCGTTCCGCTGGCGCGGCCATCGCGGAGCGTCTTCCTGGAGCCGCAGAGCAGCCGCAGGCCGCCCGATTCGGAAGCGTTGGCGCAGCCGGGTCGACGGACGCGGCCATGCGTACCGCGACGGCCGAAGCCCTGCCGGTGCCAATCAAACTGACGCAGGGGCAGGCAACGCGCGACTTTGACGCGCTGCGCTTCGAGGGTGAGACGGCCAAGAACCCGACTCTCGGCGGCCCGCTGCGCGAACGCTCTGCCACGCAGAACGCGCAACTCGCGCAGAACTTTGAGGCACTGGTGGACGAAACCGGCGCTCGCGCCACAACGGACATTGAAACCGGCCGCACGGTGTACAGCGTACTGGTTCGGGCCGCTGCAGCTAAGAAAGCCGAGTACCGATCCGCCTACAAGGCCGCCGAGAAGGCCGGGCAGATGGAAGACCCGGTGAGCACTGCGCCGCTGGTGGACTTCCTGGCGCAGAACGAGTCGCTGAATCAGACCAATCTGGCCGGCGGCTCGCTGGGACTGCTGCAACGCGAGCTAGTGCGCCTGGGTGGCGCTGAAGTTGTGGATGGCCAGCTTGTGCCGCGCGAGCTTCCGCTGCGTCAGATGGAATTGCTGCGCCGTCAGATGAACAACGCCATTGACGCGGCCCCAGACAACGCGACCAACATGCGAGCCGGCGTGCAGATCAGGGAACTGATCGACACGTCAACCGATGGCATGGGCGGCGACCTATACAAGCAAGCACGCGGCGCACGTCGGCGCTACTCGCAACTGTTTGAAGACAATGCCATCGTGCGCGACCTCCTGAAGACGCGGCGCGGCACTGCCGACCGTCAGGTGGCGCTCGAAGACGTGGTGCGCCGCACGATCCTGAACGGCGACCGCGCATCCCTCTCCATGCTACGCCGCACGCTGCAAGTCGCAGGCGGCGAAGACGGCGCGCAGGCGTGGAAGGAACTCCAAGGCGCGACGGTGCGCTACTTGCTGGACGAGTCAACCAAGGGCGTCGGCACCGACATCCGAGGCAATCCGATCTTCTCGGCGGCGAAACTCAACAGCGCAGTCCGGGCTCTCGACGCGGACGGCCGGCTTGACTTCGTGCTGAGCAAGAAGGGCGCACAGACTGTGCGCGACCTGAACGAGATTTCAAAGGTGGTTTTGACGCTGCCGCCTGGGTCGGTGAACACCAGCAACACGGCATCCGTCCTGCTGGCGGCACTCGCCGAAGCTGGTGTGAGCGGGTCCATGACTGGCATGCCGCTGCCGATTCTCACTGGCCTGCGGCAACTCTCGATCTTCGTCAAGGACCGTGCCATCCGACAGCGGGTTCAAGAGGCTCTGCGCGATGGCAAACAGCGCCGCCAACGGGCCGCGACCCCCACGGCGGCGCCGACTGCGCCCAGCACAAACACCATCCAATAAGGCCAGCCCATGCCCGCCATCGTCGCCCCCCTGCCGCAGTTCTTCGACCTCAACGGCCTGCCGCTGCAGAACGGCAGCGTCTACATCGGCGCCGCAAACCAGAACCCGGAGACATCGCCTGTTTCTGTGTTTTGGGATTCCTCCTATACGCAGCCCGCGCAGCAGCCGCTTCGCGTGGTTAACGGTATGGTGTCGCGCAGCGGGACAGTTGCCCAGGTGTACGTGTCTGGCGACTATTCCATGACGGTGAAGAACGCAGCCGGCGCCCAGGTGTTCTATGCCAGAACTTCGGAGGAGTACAGCACGGGGCAGCAGGTCGCGGGCCTGGGCAGCACCGACGCTGGCAAAGGTGATGCGCTGATCGCTGTCAAGCGCACCGCTACCGGGTCGATAGCCACCACGCAGCACGCCGTGAACGAGCAGAGCCCGTTCTACGCCAAGGCCGACTTCGGCGCGACGCTCGACGGCGTGGCTGACGACTACACGGCCATCCAGGCCGCACTGACCGCAGCCAACGGCACGGGGCGCAGCGTCGTCATCGACGGCCCGGCGTGCAAGATCGGCACGACGCTCTCGCAGAGCAACCACGCCCACTACAACGTCGAATGGGGCCAGTGCCAGGTGTCCTACACGGGCGGCGCCGGGACGTACCTACTCGACATGACGCAGGCCGGGCGGATCAAGCACCTGGGCGGCATCTTCACTGGCGACACCGACAATCACCTCGTCAAGACGGCCGGCAGCACTGCGGCGCAGGCGACGACGTACCCGACGATCCCGAGTGAATCCCTCTGGACGCGCCAAGTCGAGCTTCACCCGGTGTTGGTGACTGGCTTTGCTACGGCGTTCGACTTCGGCAACTTCACGCGCGAAGTGAAGTACAGCGGCGTCATCACCGGCAACGTCACGGCAGTCAAGATGACTGGCAAGGTCGTGAACGCCGACTTCATGAGTGGCGAGCTCTACTCTGGACTGGCGTCGAGTCAGGCGGTGCTGGTGCGCGGCGACAGTGGCGACGCTACCTACCGCTACGCCGAGGGCCTGAGCTTCAACGCGAACATCATGGACAGCGTCGGGACTACGGTCGACATCCGCGACGCCTACGCGGTGCAGATCAGCGCCAAGCAGATCAAGGCGGCTGCGGCTGGAATCGCCGTCGACATCACGAAGGGCGTTTGTCCGATCACGCGGGACATCGCCGTAACCTGCCCGCTGGTGCAGGGGAAACTGCGCATCGGCACGGGCCTGTCTGCGTCGCACCTGTTCAGCTTCAAGGGCATTGGCCTGGGCTTCAGCGATACCGATGGCACGGCTATCAACATCGAGGCCTACAGCAAGGGCGTTTCCGTCAACGGCGCGAGCTTCAACAGTCCGACCGGTACGGCGCGCATGTTCGCGGTGGGAGCGGACTGCACGCAGATCAAGCTGGACGGCCTGATGCCGGACGCCGGCACCTACACCAACGCGCCCACGATAGCCAGCACTTCGGTGGCTGGCGTCGAGGCCGAGTTTTCAGGCTCATGGACGCCTGCTGTCGCGTTCGGCGGGGCTGCTACTGGCGTCACCTACAGCACGCAATCTGGGCGCTACTACTACCGGGGCGGGATGGTTCAAGGCTTCGGCCAGGTCACGCTGACGAGCAAGGGGTCGGCCACCGGGGCGGCCACGATCACGGGACTGCCGTTCGCCTGCGGGCTGCTGAACGGCGCGGCGTGGGTGTCCAAGTACAGCGGCATGAATTCCGCGTTCACACCGATCCTGGACATCGCGGTCACCACATCTGCCATCAACGTGAAGACCGGGGCGGCGGGGAGTGATTCGGCGTTCTCTGATGCCGATTTCTCCAACGCCAGCGTCGTGAACTTCTCGTTCTCCTACCCTGTGAGCTAAGCATGATCGACATCATCGAAAAGGCCCGCGCGCTGTGGGCGTCCATCAAAGCGGCGTGGGCGAGGCTTGCCAATCGTGGCGGCGGTCCTGGCGAAGAATGAATGCGTCGCTCTTGGCGCTGGCCGTGCTGGCGGTCTTCGCGCCCGACGCATTCCCGGCACTGTTTGACGGCAGCCGCGCTGCCTGGGCCTATGTGGCGTCAGGCGTCGAAGCGTGTGCGCTCTGGGCGCTGGTGGCCGTCAGTAGCTCCGCGCTGGCCGTGCGCTGCATTTCTGTGTGGGGCATGTTCGAGGCTGCGCAGCGTCCTATCTGCCGGCTTGCATTCCCGATGGGGCAGCCGCCGAATCTGCGCGATGGGCAAAACCTTTGCGATGCGGCAACGGGCCTTCCGATGTCGTGGGTGTCTGTAGTTGCGGCCCTGTTCCTGGCTGCGCTTGTTCAGGAGATTGGCCGTGCAAAACAAGGATAGGGAGGTCGAGATGTCAGAGCGTGACGAGGCGCTTGCGGAGTTGATCGCGCAGCACACCATGTCGCGATTCCTGAGCGCGGCCCAGGATCAGGAGGTGGCCGGGCGTGTCATCGACACATGGGCCGGGCACCTGCAGCGGGTGGTAGGGCGCGCGGTGCTGCGGCTGGCCATGTACGTGTGTTTCCTGGCGGTCGGCATCGCGAGCCTGAAATTCGGTCTTGTGGACAAGTTCCTGGAGGTGTTCAGAAAATGAAGCGATCCATCATCCTCGCGGCCCTGCTGCTGGCCGGCTGCGCTGGCTCTCCGAAGTGGCTGGAAAACGTGGCCGCGTGCTCGGTCGACGGCAAGGAGGCGTTTGTCGTCAGCAAGTGGGGGCCGGTGGCGATTGCCTCGGACCTGAAGCCCGTCAGCATCTGCGCGAAGTGATCCGCATCCTCTGCGCCCTGCTCGCGCCGCTGGCGGTGCTGGCAATCGGGCTGCTGGGCGTCGTCGTCTTGATTCGTGACCTGATGCGCCGCTGATGTAGGCACCCGAGTAGGCATCGGATGGAATCCTGCGCTAAGTGCTTGTCGCGCATGACAGTCTGCCTCCCTCTCTCTCCGCCAATTCCAGCACACACAAGCCCACCGCGCCCCACGATCTAGGGGGCGCCACCTGGGTAGCTGGTGCCTACAGTCTGGCTCCCGGCCCACGGAAAGCCACACAAACGCGCGGCGCACCACACCCCCGGCGTAGGCATCCCCGTAGGCACCCGGGCCGCCGATGCCGACATCCAAGCTAACCGATGCGCAGTGCCGGGCCGCCAAGCCTCGCGCCAAGCCTTACAAGATGTTCGACGGCGCCGGCCTGGCGCTTGTCGTGCTGCCGTCCGGGGTCAAGTCCTGGCGCCTCTTCCATCGCGTCGACGGAAAGCCTCAGACGACCACACTTGGCCTGTACCCGGCGGTAGGCGCCGCTGAGGCCCGCAGGCGGGCTGTGGACGCGCGCACGGCCCCTTCCGGCCCCACACCACCGACCAAGCTATCGCCAGACGCCGTGACAGTGCAGCGCGCGTGCCTGGACTACTGGCGCAGCCGTGGCGACGTTACGGAGGGCTATCGCTCCAACGCGCTGCGCGGCTTGGAACTGCACATCTGGCCGACGCTCGGCCAGCGCGACGTGCGCCGGCTCACCCGGGCCGATCTGCTGCAGGCGCTGCTCGATCTGGACGCGAAGGGGCGGCATGTCTACGTGCGCAAGGTCCGCATCTGGATCGCGCTGCCGCTGGATCGCTGCGTGGAGCTAGAGCAGTGCGAGGCGAACGTCGCGCGGTCCATCGACCCCGAGCGCGCGTTTGGCCGTCGCGCCGTCGAGCATCACGCCGCGCTGTCGCTGGGTGAGGTTCCTGATCTGCTGGCGCGCGTGGCACTGGAGAAGGATTTGCAGTCCGTGCTGGCGCTCAAGCTGATGGCGCTGACGTGGACCCGGACCGGAGAACTGCGCATGATGCGCAAGGACGAGATCGACGGCGACGTGTGGCGGATACCGGACCGGCGCATGAAGATGAAGCGCGCCCACATGGTGCCGTTGTCCCGACAGGCTCGCGCGGTGCTTGACCAGGCCATTGCGCGCAGCGGGCGCAGTCCCTACGTCTTTCCGTCAGACCGGCGCGACGACCGTCCGATGTCGGAGAATGCTGTCCTCTACCTGCTGGGGCGCATCGGGTACGGAGGGCGGATGACTGGCCACGGCTGGCGAACTGTGGCCAGCACCTGGGCGAATGAGGCGGGGTGGTCCCCTGATGCCGTCGAACGGCAGCTTGCACACGCGCCGGTCGACAAAGTGAGGTCTGCGTACAACGCAGCGTTGTACTGGCCCGAGCGGGTCAGGATGTTGCGGGCGTGGTCTGACTGGCTGCTTCCGGATCAGGAGTCGCAGAAAGCCTGATTCCGGCGCGCTCAAGCGTTGATTCGTGCCACCACACGGAAGGCCCGCCTAGGTCGACATCTGCGGGCGGCAGCTTGCGCGCCTTGCGCCAGCGGCGGATTGTCTCGTCGCTCACGGCGAGCACGGTTCGCAGACGCGACATCTTGACCATCAGGGTCCGCCCTTCGCTCATTGCTGCCGCGCCTCGCACCGATCCGCAAAACTCGGTCGCTTGCGCAGCGCAGCAGCCACGCGCCGGCCGATATCGGTGGCAGACAGCAGGCCCACGCGCTCGCCGTCTATCACTGCCGCGTGCTGATCGCATCTGCCGTGTGTCGGGACGTATAGCTGCACGACGACGGTCTGCCACAAGTCGCCCGGCGTCGGGTCGTCGGGGATGGGCGGCAGCCTGGCAGCGATGGCCTCGCGCCTGGCGTCGTTCGCAGCGCGGCGGCGGCGCAGTGCGTCGGGCGTGTTGCAGTGCGCCCATTTGCTGCGATGGTGGCGGCGTGAACTTTTCATAATCGGCATATGGGCTAGTTAGGCCCCCAACCTAATCGGGCAGGGTTTCACGGGGCAGGTGTCGCAGTAGCGGTGCGGTGCGGCGTGCGGGCAGTCTTGCAGCGCCTGCACGGTCTTCTGCGCCCGCAGCGTGGCAAGGTGCATCACCAGCGCCTTGCGTTCATCGGGCGTCAGGTTGTGCTCTGCAAACAGTTCGTCGAAGGTCGTCATTGCATGCTCCTGTGTACCCACACGGCAGCGCCGCTCACTGGGTCTTTGAATTCAACGGTCGGGCTGCACCAGCAGTCCGCGCTTCCAGTGTGTTGGCGCTGGCTTGAAAGCGTGGCGGTCAGCGTGCGCATAAGCTGGCCCAGCGTCACCACTTCGTATCGCTCGGCGCAAATTGCTTCAAGCTCTGGCAGCACGTCGCGGCCTACCACGCGAGACAGCGACCACACTTCGTGCTCGGTCAGCACAATCGGTCTGGCGCGCAGCACGTTCTGGAATGTCACTCTCATGGTTCGCCTCGCTTCTTGGCGCCTTGCACTGGCGCACTGAACACATGCCGCCTTCCTGCAGCGGGTGGAAGGTCGCCCACTCTCCGTCGCACTCGTCGGCATATCCACATTGGCAGGTCATTCGGGCTCCTTCGCCTTGTCTATCCTGTCGCGCAACCAAGCCGCACCGCCCAGCCGCTCTAATTTCTCCCGCTGCGCCACCGTCAGCCGAACAGAGAGCGTCACCGTCTCCTGTCCTTCCTTCAGCGGCTTGCGGCCTTGGCCCCTTCCGGGGCCGCCTCGCTTTGCCTCGCTCACTTCAGGCCCAGCGTCTGCGCCATCGCGCCCTTGGCAATCTGGTAAATCTCTTCCTCGCTGGCGGCCGGGAACTGAGCGCGGGCTGCGGCAACAATCGTGTTCCAGCCGTTCATCATCTCTTGCAGGTCTTGGGCGAAGGTGGTGGTTTGCATGTTGTCTCTCCGGTAGTTGCTGCGCGTCTTGCAGTGGTGTTAATGTAGTGCGCAATCAACCTGCCGTCAACAACTATTTGTAGTGCGCAAACAAAACAGCCGGCCTAACACGTCGGTCAAGCGGACGCCGTGCCGGCGCCGCTTACCTGGGCGTTAGGC